TCAGTTGGTGTATTATATAATACATGCCATGCTTTCTCAGTAACTGGAATACAAACAATACACTCTTTGTCATCGACAAAGATATGGGCGCTTGCTACTAGTGACCAATCAATCATATATGTGTTTTTATAATAATTAACATTTGTTTGTGCGGTGGTTTCTGGATTCCCTGTATCATGTGCTACTGCAAATAAAGGTTTTTTACTTGTTAAAGGTTGCCCACTTCTACGCGTCCCAATCGGTAAAAAATCATATCTTACTGGAACACCATTCCATTTTTCTGCCATTATGCACGACCTCCACCAATTTTATTATTGTTATCTTTAGTAGAACCTGTACGTGTTCTAACCGTCTCCCAAATACCAGTAGCCATGAGACCACTAATTAATCCAGCTAATAAACGACCGCCAATTGATAGTTCAGTAACTAATTCTGGAATAAATGCGCTTATGCCACCTAATAGAATACCAATACCAATGGCAATTAAAGGTACAATATTTTTAGGTACGCCAGCTTGTTTAACTAATTGTGTCAATGCAATAGTAATAACTGAAATTACTGTTGCGAATGCGATAATACTTTCCATTTAATACACTCCTTTAAAATAAAAAGCCGACGCATAGCGCCAGCTCTAAAACTAATCCTTATTTACATTTACCAAACCAGAAACAGCCCCAAAAGTTGGCACCTAATACAAAGTTCAACATAGTTCTCTCCTCCTTTATATACCGAAAACCATACGCAATAAAGCAATAATTAAAGAACCAAATATCGTGCCTACTAAACCTAGCACCCACATTTTGATATCTTTGATATTTTTTTGATTTTCTTGTTTTTGCTCTTTTTCGTTTTCACGTTCTCTGTTAATACTATCAAGCGTAAAATTCATTTTTTGATTAACTAAATTTTGATTGTGTTGCCCATCTTTAATTTGTTCCAAAGAGTCAAATATTTTTTCATCGTTATCTTCCAAACGACTAACTCTTCTTTCTAATTCTCCTCTTTGGTTGTTTTCTGGCATATCCTCACCTACTTTACTCAAATTTAAAAGCCATAACCTCCACTGGCTATGGCTTAATCAATATCAAATATAACTGGTTGCGTTTGTTTAAGTTCTTCTTCTAATGGACTTTCTTTTAATTCGTTTAATTCTTCTACAGATAATAACGTTTCTCCGTCTTTTAACTTTAATTTCTCACCATCGAAGTAAACTTTATCCGATTGACGAGCAATTCGTTCAGTTGTGGGTAGCACTTTATCAAAATCTTCTGTTGGTACAATATCTGAACCTGCTTGAACAATATGATATTTATCATCTATATATTTTAAAAATAATAACCAGTTCATTTAATCATCCTCTCATACACACTCTAGTACTTCGTGCAGTAACTTTATCTTTGGAAGTGCCACCAATACGTCTCACTTTTAAATAACAGTTAAGTGGTTCATACGTTGGCACACCTAAATCAATTTGAATAACACCATACACTTCGTCATCAGTACGCTTGGCAATCGTTTTATAACTAGCTCTTCTATTTTTATCGCCATTACCAAATTCTTCAACAATAATTTCAACACCACCAGTATCGCTTGGATTATTATAATCCCAACCAATTGCATAAGAGACATTTAAATAACGCGCTTTATGCTGTGTGTAAAAATATTCAAATACCTGTGGTTCAGTTTCAGATGTCAAACTGTAACGCCCGTTGTTCTCTACTGTGGAATAATGAAATAAGTTTTTTTGAACTTCTAAGTCCATTTTTGGTACACCATTGACCATATAAACGGCACCGTCTGGACGTGTGATTGAAAGACCTGTAGGTTGTAATAAAGTACGGGATAAACTGTTAGGATCTACGGTTAATAATTCATTGCCAATGATAGATAAATAGCCCCCAGTACCAATTACATTAACGTTTTCAGTCCATATCGAGCCTGCAGTAATTGCATCTGCCACAATACCTTCTGCAGTAATCGCTGTTCTTGCAGTATTTCCTGCGTCAGTTGAAAGCATTAAGCCACTGCTATTTAAAGTCATCTGATTGTTAGGGTTATTCTTTTCTACTGCATGAATACCATTACTATCAAAAGCTAGTTCGCTTGAAGTATTTAGTATTTTCTTAACCATTGATTGACTAATTACATCAAGTGCATCAAACTTTAATTTTTTACGCCCTTCAATTAAATCTTGAATATCTTTAGCAGCAGTCGATAAGTTACTACTATAATTATCTGCTAAATTAGCTGAGCCGAATGTAATTTCAACGTTTGTGACATATCCTTCGTTATTAATTTCTCTATCTATTTTGACTACTCGTATTTCAGTATCTAACCCAATACGTTCATCTACTAAAAATACTCTGTCACCTAATTCAGCATGTTGGAAACGATAGCCATGTCTACTCATATCATAAATATCAGCAGTAAATGAGATGTTTATACTACTTTCAACAGCTTCTTTTAATTGCTTATCCATTGTTTCTTGTTTAGTTATATTAGCATTCATGATAGGAGGACCTTCACGTATGCCAATAATCGCTGCAAGTGGTGATGTATATTCTCGTTTTAACTTCGCTTTTTTAGTCACATCTTCTTCATTATCATTTTCGATTACTTTAACACTTGTCTTTTGATAACCAGAAGAAGTTTCTGAATTCGTTGTTTCAGTAGTTGTTGTTTCTTCACCACCATCTTCTCTGTAGTCGCCATATCCTCTCATATAAGTGTACATTTCAGAAGCATCTACTTCTTTTTCTATGTCTTGTGTATTAACTTTGTGACGATATTCAAAGTTAGCGTCATTACCTATTTGGTTGTATAGATAAACGACTTTGTCTACGATTTTCATTTCATAACCATAACGATCAATAAATGTTTTAAATATTTCTAATTTAGTTTCACCTTCGCCAATACCTTCAAAACGTTCACTATAAGCAGTATCAACCGTTATATATGTGTATGGCGTATCATTAAATACAATATCAAAGGCTTCTTTAGTCGTAAGACTTGCATCAATACGTTCATATACTCTATGTGTATTTAGATAATCAAGAATATAAAGAACTGCTGTAACACTAATAGTATATTTATCTCCATAACCTTGTTGTTTACTGGAAATAATACGATACTCTTTATTCTCAAATAGGATAATCCACATTTTTAAATCATCTTGTTTATCTAAAAATAAACTGTTCATTGGTGTGTATGGAATATCCATATCAATACGTTCATCGCCATTCAATTCCATTTCATGTTTAATTGTGCCCTCTAAATAGTATTCTTCGCCCTCTAAGTCTCTAATAAAAAATAAGTTTTCCATAATTCACCACCTAAAATAAAAAGCCGACTAATTTAATAGTCGACTAATAAAGTATTTCTTTTCCTGCAATTAATTTATTTTGATAATATCCCATACGTGTATAAATCGTATCCTCTGTGTTACCAACATTGATACTATTTTCGCTACCAAAACCGGTACAGTTATCAAGAAACATACTAGCGCCTGATGCGATTTGGAAATCTTTCCCTTGATAACTTTCGAATGCGGAACAACCTAAATTCCAACTTTGGGTGCCACTATTTACATCAGCTACATTTCCTCCATCATTCCTACCATACGAACCGTTTACCCTGATAGATTTAACACCGTCATGAGTAGTTGTGCCATTATTAGATTTAACGCCTGCTGTTCCTTTGTCACTACCGTTCTCTACGGCTAAACAATCAATTTCAACAATGAAAGGAAGAGATCCATCAGCGCCTACATGGTAGTTAAAACCATCATAGCTATTGTAACTTGCCTCACAATTTTCTAATATTGCTAAATCTCCACCTACAATAGCTATACCATTAAAAGTAGGATTACTATGATAAAAATTGACATTTTTTAAATATGCTTTGTTACCTTTACTCATATTTAGTTGTACTCCATTATTACCTCCAATAAAATTTAAGTTTTCCATGTAAATATTGCTTGATAATACACTTACTTGAAAGTTTGTCCCAGCAATAATCGGAACGATATTATCATTTGGAGTACCGTTTACATTTACATAAACTTTTGTATTATCTGTAAACCAACTGTTAGTAGTTGTATCTACTTCATCTATTGAACCAACATTTTTTAAAGGCGTATTTAGTTTAATATTTATAACATTTCTTACAGAGGAACGAGCGAACTCGTAGACCTTTGTTTTTCCTGATGTCTTATTCCAGTTAGGTTGGTCTGCTATAACAATATTTACTTTATCGTTTTCTCCGATTATGTTTAAGCTTTTGTTAAAATCTTTAGCAAATAATGCGCCAGCATACCTAAAGTAAGTACCTTCTTTAATAAATATTGTATCATTGTCTTTAGATTTCTCTACTGCATATCGAATACTTTTTAATGCTTTTTCTTCACTCAAACCATCGTTACTATCATTTCCATTGATTATATCGACGTAATAAGTTTGTCCCCCAGTTAATTTATTTGTAGTTATATCGTAATTAACACTGAAGTTCCCTTTACCATCTGTCATTATTCTATCTTTAAGTACATGGTCTTTTATTTTAAACTCATTTGGTGTCTTCACAGGAACAGAGTAGTGATTAATTAATTCAGTTTGATTAGTATCATTATTTTGTATGTTTGATTTGTTTAAATTAAGATAAATATTTTTTATCTCACTATCGGTTGCTTTAATTTCACTTCCTTCAAACAATACTGGGTTTTCAATAACCATATTGCTTGAAGCTCCTCTGTTATCAAATCTAATCTCTAAATACTTTCCACTCTTGATTTGTATTCCTACGCCACCATATATATTATTTTCAGCATCTAACAAGTCAAAGTCTGTAGCAGCACCTGTTAATTGACCTTCATCTAAAAATCTGTATTGTACTTTACTCACACTTGCACCTTTTAAAATTTTGGCTACCATTGTAAATGTATTTTCAGTAAAGCTATCAATTTTTACTTTATAAAAAAACCATCCGCCAGGCAATATTGTTATCTTATTATTACCAGAACTCGAATATCTATCGTTTAAACCACTAAAATAACTGTCTCTTGTAATTTCTGCATAATTACTATAACTTATACCTTCTGGGGGCTTATTAAATAAATCTTCTCCCATTTTGTAATTCAGACCTACTAAATTCAAATCATTCAATTCTTTAGAATAAGACTTCAATTGTTCTGTCACATTAGATAATTGTTCTTCTATCTCTTGAGAAGTATCTATATTAATATTGTTGATAGTTTGATATAACTCAAAAAAATTATCATTGACATTCGATAAATTATTTCTATCGAATAAGCTATCAATCGTTCTTCGTGCCATTTAATCACTCCTTATTTATAATAGAATGGGAAATCAAACTGAATATCATCCATTGTCCCACCACTAAATTCAATTTCATTTTTACCAGGTACAATACTAATGTATTTACGATTGGTTTCTCTTAATCTGTTTAGTTGATAACCTACGAACGCTTGCACACCGTCTAAATCAACTGTATTACCAGTTCGAGGTGCATAATATTCAAACGTTTCTCCCGTTGTCTTGTTAGTTAACTTAAATTTACCGTCTGTTACTAAGTGTTTAAGTTTAATTTTTAAAGGCATATTGCGTGGATCTAACGTTACATTGCCACCGTTCCATACCGTGAATTTGTTTTCTGTGAATGTGTATTTTGGATAATCAATATTTAGTCCATCAGCTAAGCCAAACTGTTCAGCAGTTGCCTCAAACCCTTTTGTTTCTATATCTTGCGTTGTGTATTTTGTACGCCAGAAAGGAAGGCCGATTATTGTAACTGGTACTTCCACTGTTGCATACATACTACCTAAAATACGTTCTGTTTTATAACTTGAATCTATAGTCACTTTTAGTACTCTTGTTGGTAAATTGTTTCTACTTACATAGAAGAATGGCTGACTATCTAAAAATGCGTTTATTTCACTTTCTAACAGTAAATAATCATGTTCACCGTGATAATGTCTTAAGAAAAAAGTTAGTGAACAATCACTACGCTCTTTATAATCAAACCCATAGTCTATTGTTCCTGGAATACCTTTAATTGTTTCTGTGTATCTTTCTTTTTCTATTGATGAAACTAAAAAATCCAGCGGTTTTACACCGACTGGAAATTTAAGTTCATTCATATTAGGGTCATAAAGCTTAAAGCCAACTGCCATTATTTATAACCTCCCTAATAAATGAGTTGCTTCATATAAAGCTTGCTCTTTATTGTTATTTCTGTTTATTTCTCGACCATCTAATTCAACTGACCAATCTTTATTGGCAATTGTATCGTTACTTTGAACTAATTTACTCATTAATCCAATAAGCATATCTAACTTTTTCTCTAGTTTACTATTGTCAGATTGACTAGAACTTATTTTAGTACTTGAGAAGTTACTTGGTCGTTTATTACCTGATGTTTTACTGCCTTCGATGTCTTTTGCAGCAAGTGCTAACAATTTCATTGCGTCTGTTCTTCTATTAGGATCAGTAGGAATAATCCATTCAGGATACCCACCTTCTGCAATATTGTACCAACCTGCATTTTTGATTAAGCCACCTGTGGCGTAACCATGACCATGCCCGATAACTCGCAACATTCCTGTTCTACCATAACGTTTTTTGGCGTAATTAATAGCTGCCATAGCATTATCTAAACCGTTCATAATATTACCATGACCTGGTAGTTTGTTTGCTGCGAACGTTGTCGGAACAACTTGTAGTAAACCTCTTGCTCTGTTCGCACCTTCGTTTCCGTCGTGTAATGAAGCGCTTTGTACAGCACCAGCATTACCTCGACTTTCTGATTGAACTTGTCTTATCCAAGCGTTTACATAAGCTGGTGTAGTTGGTAAACCGTTAGCTTTCAATGCTTTAATAATTTCTGGTTTCCACTTACTTGCTGCTCTTGAGCCACCAGATTTACCGCCGCCCATTGACGCGAATTTTTTAGGATCTATTGTATTTCTGTTAGTAATATAATCGTTGATACCTTTTTCAACTTGGTAATGTAAATGTGCGCCAGTAGTCCAATGACCACTGTTACCAGTTTTAGCGAACGGCTCTCCTTGTTTCACCTTTCCTGTTTTTAAAATGTCAGATAAGTGTAAGAACCATTGTGTAAACTTACCGTTTACAAGTCTAGCAACTAAACCGCCGCCATAGTCATGTTTTCTTGAAACAGTACCAGACGTTGGTGCTTTGATAGTTGTACCAGACGGCGTACCATAGTCAATACCGTAATGCCGACCATTACCAAATGGATAGCCTGGAACACGAGCATTTGGTGAATAAGGTGTTGTAATAGGGTACTTGTCAAATGATGATAAGTCAGCCCCTCCACCTTCTTCAAGCCAACCGTCAAATAGATTTTTGATACCATTTTTCAGTTTTTTGTACATAGCTTTCATTAAGCCACCGAGTATATCGCCTTTAACAAAACTGAAATCAACGCCAGCTGCACTTAAAACTTTATCCACTAATTTACCTGGGTTGCTAACATAGTCAAACACATCGCCAATAGCTTTAAATGTACCTTTAGCAATACCTTTTGCAGTATCAAGCGCCTTATCACCCATAGTCATAGCTTTATGTTTGACGCCATTAGCCTTATCACCAACACCGTTAATGATTTGGCCAGCTTTTTTCTTGGTGTTCTTCCACATCGAGCCAATACTAAATTTAGGCAGGGTACCTAAATTGAATCTTGGTTGACTGCTTAACATAGCGTGAGTTTGCGCACCGTTATATACAGTAGAGCCTTTAGGTAATAACGCCGTTGTATCTCTGTTAGGTGTAATTGCCGTTTTACCATTAGGATATCGTATCATTTCATGTCTAAAACCACCTGGTCCATTACCTTTACCTTTATCGCCTACAGTAGCAAATGTATCGCGGTTTAATTTACCATTAGTTACATAGTTTTGTGTATGAGTGCTTTCTGTACCTGTGTGCAGTTTAAGTTTAGGCAATTTATCCATACCAATTTTACCAGCTACCCAATTGACGCCGTCGATAAGTTTATTTAAACCTTTCTTAACTGCATTAACCATACCTGTGATATGCCCTTTAATCTTACCAATGATATTTTTAAGGCCATTTTTCATATTGTTAAATGTACCTCTAACTTTAGACCATAGAGATTTTACAATATTAACAACAGACGATTTGATTTTAGTCCATGTGTTCGTCATGAAATTTTTAACCCTGTTAAAAATAGATTTTGTACCATTCCACAAGGCTGTCCATCTACTTTTCACACCGTTCCACAAGCTTTTGGCTAAACCTACTACTTTGTTTTTTAAAGAACTCCAAAGTTTTACAACCCAATTTTTCAGTCTATTAAATATAGATTTCGTTACACTCCAGAGTGCATTCCAGCGATTTTTCACACCGTTCCACAAAGATTTCACGATACTAATAATTTTATTTTTTAATCCGTTCCACGTTTTTATCGCCCAATTCTTGAGCTTTGAAAAGATAGACTTAGTCGTGTTCCAAAGCGCATTCCAACGCGATTTAACACTATTATATAAAGATTTGGCAACGCTAACTATTTTATTTTTTAAAGAAGTCCATAATTTAATGACCCAATTTTTGAGTTTGTTAAATATGGCTTTCGTAACATTCCATACTGATGTAAACCATTTCTTCACATTGTTATATACTGCTTTCACAGTTTTTGAAATGAAATTTTTAATACTATTAAAAATAAAACGTATAAATTTCAATACAGCACCAAAAATAGAACGCGTTATTGAAAGTATTCTCTTAAAGATAGTACTAATAATAGACCATATAAACTTCAGTACGGTTCCGATTACACTTTTAACACCATTAAACGCCTTACTAATTATACTTTTGAAAAATCCACCAAATATTTTAACAACTTTGAGTATTTTGCCGATAAGCCAAAGTTGGATAAGATTCCATATAAGCGTCAATGCTCCACTGAACACTTGTTTTATACCGTTCCAAACTTGTTTCCATTGTCCTGTAAATAATCCACTGAATATTTTTACGATACCTAATATAATGTCCAAAGCCCCGTTGATAATATTTTTAATATTATTCCAAGTATCAACTACTAAAGTCTTGATTAACGGCCATAAAAATTTCATGACTCCCCAGATAATCTGCATACCTATTTTGACTGCAGGAACAATCACATTCATAAACACCGTTTTTACAACGCCACCTAATTCTTGTAGTATCGGCCATAAAAAGTTTTTAACTTCAGTGAATACTGTAACAATCGTATTCCAGATATTAGTTACAGCCTGCATGATAGTAGCGCCATTTTGATTCCAGAACTGACCTAACTTGAGTCCTATATCCTGACCAAATTGCCAAACGGCATTGAATACATCAATAAATACTTGTCTAATTTGCATTAAAGTTGCCGTTACTTTAATAGCTGTGGCTTTAGGCATAATTTTTGAAAGAATGTCTACAGTAGGTAAAGTGTTTCCTGAAAATAGATTCTTCAACGCATTGAACACTACTTCAGCTGTATTCCAAAGGTTTTTTAATGCATTCACGACCGGATCTATGACTGTATGAACAATATTTCTAAATGTTTCTGATTTTTTATAAGCAACTACAAAAGCTGTACCAATACCAACTATCGCACCTATCACTAGTCCCCACGGTCCTAACATGAAGCTAGCTGCAGACCCTAAACCTTTCATAATCACAGTACCGATACCTAAACCTGCAAAAGCAGTTCTAGCAAGTGCGATTTGTGGTACTAACGCCATTAACGTACCACCTACGGCAGTTAAAACACCTATAAATCCACCTATAGCAGGATGTGCATTAACGATTTTAGCTATAAAACCTGTAATAGCTGTAGTAATCCTTAAAACGATTGCTCCAATTGGCGCCATACCTTTAACTAAACCAACAATGATATTACCGATGTTTTTAAGTAATTGCCATACAACTGGTCCATTCGTTTCTAAGTATTTTAAGAAGTTTTTAAATCCTTCTGTATTTTTAAGGTTGTTGGCCCATTCTTTAAATGATTGTGTCACTCCTTGCATACCTACTAAAACTTTATGAGAATGTCCTGCAAAGGCAGAGAATAGACTTATCATACCACTAAACACATTACCGAATATTTGCCCTACAATTGGTAGGTTAGTCTTAGTATATTGAATAAACTTAGCGATACCTTTATCTGTACTCGTGCTATTTGCCCATGCGTTAAACTTATTCGCTAGACTTTCTATACCTTTACCAGTCCAAGTGAATAGTGGACCAAATTGAGTGAATATATGTGTGATACCGTCGCCAACTTTTTGAGCAGAATTCAATAAATTTTGGAAAATCGGTGGGCCTATATTATTAATCATTTTGAATGCGTTGTTTGCATTTTCAGAGGATGTTACCCAATCACGCATTTTTGCAGAAGCTTGTGCAATTTGGTTTGTGGTTTTAGTAATGAAAGGAATCAATTGTGTTAGGGCATATCTTGCTATATTAATACCGTTAGTCATTGTATTAAAAATAGCTGCTTGATTAGCTCTAACTAAATCTTTCCATTGGTTTTGAAGACCATCTAGCACATATTGATAATTCTTAATTTCTCTAGTTGCTTTTAATTCTCCATCTTCAAGCATTTGAAGTGCTGTAGTTGCTTGTCCACTAAATGCAGTTATTGCTGCAAAAGCAGTACCATAAGCGCCACCTAATCCGATTGCGCCACCTGCTGCTGCAGTTGCTGCGCCACCAATACCAGCAATGGCACTAACGGCACTTCCTGCAATTGGTATGATTGAAGTAATGTTAGCCGCAAGCCCACCAAAACCTATACCGTTAACTACGTAACCTACATTTCTGAAGCTATCGCCGATTTTATCAATCTTACGTTGCGTATCTTCCCAAGCCGTTCCCATACGTGCAAACATACCGCTAAGGCCTGCTGCTTTTCTTTGCTCACGTTCATACTCTTTTAGCTCATCCGTTGTTTCGTCGATACGATTTTGTAAAACGTTATAAGCCGTTGCTTGCTCATAAGCTTCTTTTTCTGCTTTATCTAATTTAGATGGTAATTGTGCAACTTCACGATTTAGACTAGCATATGATTTTTCAGCGTCGTTTGCTTCTTTCCTAGCGACTTCCATTGATTCTTTAGCACTTGCCATTGCTTCTTTGTTAGCATCACTAAATTTCTGTAGCTCATTTTTAGCATTTGCAGTTGCTATTTTAGATTCATTTAAATCATGTTTAGCACTATCAACAGAACGAGATAAATTATTATATTCAGTTTTTGCAGTTGTAAGTTGACGACCTAATGCCTCTAATTCTCTTTCAGATGCGTTACCGGAATCTTTCAACTCATCAAACTTTTGTTGTAAGCTATCCACAGAGCTTTTAGCATTAGTTAATTGAGCTTTTAACGCTCTAAGAGTATTACTGTGTTGTTTTTCAGTATTTTTAGCTTTATCTGCTGCATTAGTGTATTCTTTCAACTCGTTGTTCAACTTGTCATATGAATTTGCTAAGGTCTCATAGCTTTTTTTAGCTTTTTGAGCATTACGTGCAGATTCTTCAAGTTTATCTGACATTGTTTCTTGTGAACGTCTTAATTGGTCTAATTTCTTTTGTGCTTGTTCACTCATTCTACCTTGTTGAGTAAGTTTTTTGTTTAGCCCTTCAATTTCAGTTTCGTACTTTTCTACTGATTTCTCTGCCTTATCAAATGTTGAAAGGTTTTTCTTCATCTCTGCATCTGTTGTCTGTAACTTACGCTTTAAGTTGGCCATCCCTTTATCGATATCTGATGTGTCTAACCCTAAACCTATTGTAAAACCTTCAATTTTATCATGTGCCATTCAATTCACTCTCCTTTCTTTTAGATATAAAAAAAGAGGGGACTTAATTGGCCCCCTCTTGTTGTCTTGGATCCTTACCGGTTATTGCGGCGATAAGGCTCTCGTTTTTGCCGACTTTCTTAGTCTTAGATTTCTTCTTATTGTTCATAATGCGAAGTAATTGATAAATATCTGTATTATCAATCTCAGGCATTTTCCAACCATTTTCCATTAACTCTTTATATAAAGTATCAAGATACTCCGATTGCTTTTCATAAGTGAAATCTTCAGGCTTTAAACGAGAATCGTCTATTTCGTCGTCTTTCCCTCGTCACCTAAAATTCCACCTAATTGTTCCATAGCCACAGATAATATTTCTCGTGCATCAATTCCATCTTCAAACTCTTCTGCAGTAAATTGACTATCATATAAATCATTAGCAATGAAGCTGTATAATTTATCTAATAAGTCATCATCAAATTCTCCACCGTTTTGCTCTAATTTTTGGAACTCTTTACCTAAGTTAAAACCTTTACGTGCCACACTACCTTTAATAAATGCAGGTGCATGGAATTTTTTTACTTCACCATTTTCATCTTGTAATTCAACAAATTTTTTAACTGCCATTTTTATTTCTCCTTTTCATCGGGTTTTAATTTCGACCGAATAATTAATTTTATATTTTTGTATACAAAAACAGGCGACCGGTTAAAGTCGCCCCATAAGCTAAATTTCTTTAGAAGTTACATTGATAGTAGCTTGTGCATAAACTTTACGACGTGAAGCGCTTCCTACAGCTATTCTAGCTTCGCCTTCCGAAATCCCAGTTACTAATCCTGTATTTTCATCAACAGTTGCAATGTCTGTATTACTCGATTCAAATGTAACATCATCTGAATCAATCGCATCTTCAGGACTTACAGTAGCTCTTAATTGAACTGTACTATCGACTTTTACATCTGCAGAAGATGGCTCGATAGTTACTTTTACACCTTCTGCATTATTAAAAGAACCTGTTTGTACAGTTTCGAAACCTTTACCAAAAATTGATTGGAATACGGCGTCACGACCTTCAGTAGAACCTTTTTCATCGTAAGCCATCATTACTGCCAATTCTTCATTGAACCCGTCAACATGACGTTCCATAAATTGACCTTCGATTTCGTCTGAACCAAATTCTACACCATCTTCTTTTGTTTGACCTTCTTTGTTTGGTCGAGTGAATACTCCTTTAGAAAGTCCGAACCACTCAGTTGAACCGTCTTCCATCGTACGTGGAATTGCAACCGCAGTATAAGTAATACCTGAAGATTTACCGAAGCCATAAACATTTTGTGCTGATTCATGTTCGATTAAACCTAATAAATCTTTTTGAACATCAATCGGCAATTTGTGGAATGTTAATGATAATTGTGTTTCACCTGCTGATTTTGCAATCTCAGCTACTTTGTTTGAACCATATGCTTTTTCTAATTCTTCACCGAATTCAATTGATAATTCTTGCACGTAATCAACTTCTTTTACACCTGAAGTTGTTACGTTTGCACCGTCTTCACTTTGAATCACGGCATAATATAATTTACCTAAACCTGTTGCAGCATTATATCTACCCATTTATAATTCCTCCTTATTTTTGCGCATAATAATAGCCCTCCATTACTCATGGAAGGCTAGTCAATATGTCTTAATTCATCAATTGTGTATGGATTGCCGATGTAGCGTCGAGCATCCATATATATTCTTATATCGGGATCATATTCATCGATTCCATCTCGTTGTCTGAAACCAATGGACCACATCGTTTTACGTATTTCTTCTTGGATTAGTTTAACCACATCGTATTGTGGCCCTCTGACATCGATTTGATACAAGTATTCTGTAGTCAATGAAACGTCACTTGCATATGTTGATGGTTGTGGTGCAGCAAGTGGTGTTATTAAAATGTACGGTCCAGTTGTATCGGCAGTTTCATCATAATGATAGGCACGTATGCGACCTTTACAATGCTGAGCAATTGTTGCGTTTTTTAATAAATGTTTTTTTAAGGTTTTCAACATATCAAACATTATAAGTCACCTGCCATAGATTGTTTTATGATTTCTTGATACGGCTTTTGAGTTGTGAACATTGTTCTAGCAATAGCGCCTTTACCTCGAGGTGTAGGATTTTTAACCGTTCCCCATTCGTTAAGATGAATGATGGCGTAACGACTCATTGGTCCTTGCCAGTAAACCTTAACCATTCGTGTCTTACCGTGAATATAATAAGGGTCGGTCACTTCGATTTCTTCAATACTAGCTCCAGTATCTCTAAACACTTCAAAATTCGTCTTTAAGACACTTACAAAGTATTTAGAACCTCGTCTTAAGGCTTTATCTTGTGCTTTTAACATTTTTGTTTCGCCGTATTGTTCGCCGATTTTACGTAACATTTGGTGAACACCTTTAACTTCTACACTCATTGTTTTATTTTTCCAATAACTTTTAAATTACGGTGATAATCTGTGTCGTCAAAAGTTTCAACTATATTAAATTTCTGGTCCTTGTAGCGAGGTAATGCTATTTCAAAATACATATCATCCGTAATTTCTTTATCCATTGGATACCACGTTACCATCGTTATGCTTGCTTCTTTATCTGTCATATCCAAATCCTTTTGTGAAGGAGGATACACATTTGCAAAACACTTATATACTTCCTCATCCACAGTTTCACCAGGAAGAAAATCATCAGACGGTATAGCTTTATAAAAAATGACTGGCGTCCTCATTTCTCCACCAGTCACAAAATCTTTACGTGATTGCACCATCGTCTGACACCTCCATATTTAAAATTTGGAATTGAACAATACTAGATAAAAAGTTGTTGTGAAACTCTTCTAATTTGTCATTAAGGACGTAACGTGTGCGTTCAAACACTAATTCACGACCTAACGAGCTCTCATCCATTTCGAATTGACCACATTTAGCTTGAATGTCTTCATATGACATTTCTAAATCATGTCTGAGTCTTTCATCCTCAAAATCATAAAAAATACGATTTCTTGATTTGAATTTATTTACATGTTCATCTGTAATCATTCAAATCACTTCTTTTCTCTAACTCTTTCAAGAAAAGGACCGTCAAACCCTTTTTCAAAAAGTGTCTTTTCAACTTCTTCAGAGCGTTTAATGGTCATTTCAACCTCATCATTTTCATTTAACTTTCTATTAAGTTCAATATCTGTATAAGGTTTTAAAACTTTAAATTTAGCCATCGGATAACCTCCTATGCTGATGGTTCATCTTCTGAATCACTGTCATCAGAAACGTCCTCTGGTTTTGGTGCGCCAAATGCTGAGAAATCAACATCGTAAACAAATGATGTTTTATTATCATCGGGCTCAGCATACAAGAACTGTTTCGCTGTATATAAATCCATGTCTTCTAAAGCTAAAGTTTGGTCGAATGTACGCAAGATAACTTCACTACCCGCATAAAAATGATAACGTGTTTTATCAAAAGCCACTGCTTTTCCTTGTGGTACAAATTCAGATTGTTCGAAAGTCACATTAAACGGAATAGGGCTTGCATATTGACCATTAGGCATCGGAATTGTAAACGCGATTTTCGCGTAAATATAATCTGCTGGGTTTAATACGACGACTACGTTATTTGTAACATTTGCTCCTTTAGAACGTTTAACATTACCTTCTTTGTCGTAATATTCTTTAATAGATAAATTTTTAATCACCATACCGATTTCAGCAATTGACTTTTTAGGGTCAGATAAAGTTAAAGTACCCGCAACCGTTTTATCTGATACAGCATTGTTTGTACGGTTAATCTCTTTCATTAATCCTACAGGTTCGTTACGCGCTGCACCTTGCCCGTTAATTGCTGTTTTTTCGATAGCAACTGCGAAAGCTTCTTTAATTTGAGTGCGTACATAACGATCAACCCATTGTACACCTGCATCTTTTAAATCTTTAGGCACTACTACAAAACAAGTGGCTTTACCTAATGTTACATCTTGTTCGAAGAATGTAGCTTCCAATTGGCCACGGATTTCATCAAAGATTTTACCCCATACAACTTGCCCTTCAGGAACAGAACGAATAACACGTGCTTTTAGTCCGGTACGTTGAATATTAATATGTTTAAGCAATGGTTTTTCTGTTTCAATATCATCGAAAATACGATCAACGATTGTTTCCGGTAATAGTTCTGTGTCTTTCCATTTAGTATCAGTATTCACATGGTCTTCTGAAACTAATGCGTTATAAAATTTCTTTTCTTCGTTAGTTAAACGGTTAACATTACGCGCGTTTAATACCGCATTATCTCCTTGTTCTTGTCTCATATCCTTACGAATAGCGTTTGCTAATTCTTCTGAATAAGCATTCATGTATTCTGTATATTTTTCTTTTACTTCTTCGTCAGAAGCATTTGAACCCATATTCGAAAACTCTTGTAACAATTGTTTTGAGTTTTCGAAGTCTTGATTGTTTTCTAGATTAATTGCCATGATTATTGGCCTCCTTATTATTTGATATTCATATTAAATAAACGTGCAAAACTATTTTCTGCAGGTTTACCTTCCGTTTGTTTTTCTGATTCATTAGAATCTTTGTTGTTTGCTTTTTTAACTTCCGCCAAGATTTCTTCAAGTTTATCCATTACATCTTCAGCTGTGATGTCACTTGATTCTTTTGGTTGTCCAGGTTGTTGTGGATCTTCGTTACGGTATCTAGCCATGAATTTGTCACCTCCCAAAATTGTTGATGTCGTTGCAGCTGCAACTCTTGAATTTTCAGTGATATTGTCAATTAAACCTAACTTTTTAGCTTCTTTAGCTGTTAGCCATGTTTCTTCATCCATGTATTCTTGAAGAATCGCATGGTCGATGTCAGGATTTTTATCGACATAACTATTAAATACAACACTGTTAATGCGTTCTAAATCTTCGGCTTGCTTTTTGAAACTTCTAGCATCACCTTCACCTATTGTCCAAGCGTTGTGCACCATTAACATAGCGTTACCCGGCATGTTGATAGTATCTCCTGCCATTGCAATCACAGAGGCAATACTTGCAGCAAGACCATCCACATTGACAGTGATATGCGCATCAAAACGTCTAAGCATGTTGTATATAGTTACGCCACTAAACACATCTCCGCCGTTACTGTTGATATTAACGATGACCTCATCAACATCTCCCATAGCTTTTAATTGATCACGCACAGTTTGTGGACTAATCGTCATCCCTTCAATTGTTACGCTATCAATTAAGCCGTAAATATCTATTTCGTTATTCGCCATTTATATCACCTCCTTCACTACCTGTAGTTTCTTCATCCACAGTTTGATAGTTTTTAGTGATAATAAATTTCTGCATTTCTTCACTTCCGATTGGTTCAAAGCCTGTAAGCACTCTAATTTCATCTCTATTGAAAGAACCACTTGCGATGAGCTTATCTATTGCTTCACTCACTTCAAGTGGTCCTTTTTGGTCAATGCTTATTGCCTTGATTCGTTTACCTTCTTTATATCCACGTTCACTGAATAGTTTCGCATTTAATTCATCAGTGATTTTCTCAATAATTGGCTTAATACAGAACTTCATATAGTTATCAGTCATTGCTTCAATGTCTGCTGTATCTCCATTAATCAATCCAACTGGAATGCCTAAGTTTCTTGCTACATAACTTAGTAATTGGTTAGGAACCTTAGCCATATCTTCTATTTGCGATGACGTTTTGGCACCATTATTGCTCGAATGTTCCTTATATTCATAACCTTTTTGGAGTGGGAGAATAGCGATATCATTTTTATCAAATGACTCATAAGCTTTATTAATAAAGGACTGCATCTTTTGCTGAGACTCTTCCTTCATTGAGACACTTGTATCCATAGCTAATGTTGCCCTAATCTGATTATTCATTAAATTAGACTTAATCATTCGTCCGAAGATATCGCCATAATCACTGAATAAACCCATAAGCATATTTGTAATGGATTCATTGTTGTATTCAAGATAAATAACTTCACTCATTCTGAATGAGCGTTCATATTCAAAATCACCAATCATTATATGGTCAAAAATATCATCATATAATGCATATTCCTCTCTAACAAAGTCATCTGCAACGATTAAATCTTTGCTATCTGTAACTACAATCAGAACTTCGTTATCATAAATGAGCTTACGAATTACTTTTTGCCAAAACGTTGCAGCACTTTCATCTGTATTAGGTCGAACATTCAACTTATAGTGTGTGGTCGAAGATGTATCTTTACTTTCACTATCGATAATTTCAAATTTTGTTTGACTAATCGTTCTAGCAATATGATTTATACATGTATCTAAAGCCCATTTTTTTATGTAAGCTTTTTGGGACGTTTCATGTAATAACTCAAAATCATAACTAAACTCAATTGCCTCGTTTCTACCCATAATTCTATCGAATATACTCAAAATCTCACCTCCTAACCTCTAAAAGTTGATATCTGCCATGATAAAGGGTTGATCATACTCAAGAATTTCATCTGCTCTATATAGTGCATGGAGCATTGCATGAAATCCATCTGTTTTACGTCTAACTTCATCTTTCTTAATATATTTCTTGCTTCCGTCGGGTTGCATCTTAACCGCTACGTTGTTTGTAAACCATCGCATTAATGGATTGTCCCCAAAGGTAATTTGTTTCTTAGCAAACATGGTGTCAATCCTAGGCGCAAGCAAACCATGTATCGCAGTTGGATTTTTAATAACTTCTAACGGAATACCTGCTTCTTCAAATGGTCGTCTTACAATATCTGTTCTGAAATTATCTGATATTACTTTAGTTAGATGATATTTACTTTGTTGTTGAATAAACCAATTAACGATATAAGAAATATCAATTACATCATCATCTACAATTGTGAGTAGTCCGTCATCTGCCCATTGTTCAATCGGTGGTTCAAGATGCGTCGTTTCCAAAAACTCACGTCTGATAAACGAATGTGTTATCCAATAATACTCGTCATTATCTCTAAACAATAAACCTACACTGGCGAAGTCTCTAACTAACGCATAGTCAAGACCACCAATGCAGGCTTTATTTTCTAGATTTGGAATTGGTTTATTTGTAGCTAAAATCTCTTCCCACGGTGCTACAACTTTTTCTTCATCAACTTCAGGTAAATTCATTCGTTTAGTCATGAATTCTGGCTTGTTTGAACGGTTAATGTGCAGCACGTTATATTCTTCTTTTATCTTACGCTTTAAGTTGCGTGCATATCCTGTAAGTGGAGGGTGTAACATAGGATTTGATTTTTCCCACATCTTTTCGTCGTCTACTTCTTTAGAATCATCAAGCTTACAATAAAATGGAAATATACGGTCGTTAGGGTTATTACGTTTTAAAACTTCGGTAATTCGTTCTTTCATTTGGTCCATAAAGCCTTCACGTACAAATCCGTCTGTAGAGATATAAAACGTTCTATCGTGAATTACCTTACCTAAACCACCACGCTTGACGTTAACCATATCCGCTGTTTCATAAATAGCAATCTCATCAAAGATTACACAACCTTCACGACCACCATCTTTAGTTTTAGTATTAGAAGTGTTATATCTAATAATTGAACCAGTAGAACGGTTTTTGATTTCCGTTTTACTTACTTCATAAGGTGCTTTAGGTCGTTCTCCTGTTTTATTACGTTTATGATCTAATAAAACATCATATATTTCATTGAATGATGTTTTTGCTTGTTCTTCACTATTCGCAACAATTGAAATATCATATTTTTTAATACCATGTATAGGAGTAGTGAAAAAATCACTTATCGCACTGATAAAACCATTCTTACCTGCACCTCGTCCCATGAATAAAGCAAATTCTGTGAAATATGGTGTATCTTCAACATCATCTATCAAGAATAAGAAAGCAATGATAAAGCGTTGAAATGGTTGAGTTGGAAAATACCATTTCTCAATAAACTTTATACACTTTTCTATTTTTTCTTCTTCAAAATGAACATTTGGAAGAGTGAGTACATCATTTTCAAGATACTCAATCAAATCAATTCGTTCTTGATTAAAGACTATCTTGCCATCACGCCATTGTTGAATGTATTCATCAACATATTTGTTTCTGATCATACATAATCATCAACAGGTTCATCTGTTTCAACTGCCTTATTTTCTTTAGGCAATAAGTCGGTAAGTTGCTTAATCACACGTTGGTATGATTGGTCACGTGTATTGTATAAACGAGCAACAGGTCGCTCACGTTCATATGATGGTAAGTTTTGTGATTGTTGAAACATGGTGTATTCGCCATTTTCTTGAATGTCTTTCCACATATAATCGAGCATGACACGTAATCTTGCTGCTTGTATAATTAAACCTTCAACAACTTTCAGCTTTTCTGATGGAATATCTTTGTAAATTTCTTCTAATCGCTTACGTTCTTTAATTACATTCTTATCATTGTCACTTACTTTCACAAAATCACTCCTTTCTTCATGTAGAGGTGGGGGTATAGGTTATATGTGTAATTTTTTTAAAAAGTTGCGAAGTCGAGCCCACCCGCCGTTCTCCCGTTTGGTCAAAAATGGTTAAATGGTTTCGACCGGGGGTGTGATTTTACCATTTTTCATCGTTCCATTTCTTTTGCGGTTTAAATTGATTGCCACCGCACTGAAATCTTTTGTGTCGTTTATTATGACAAGCCTTACACAATGTTCTTAGGTTATCAGGATCTAATTTTAAATCTGGTCTATCTTGCAATTCTTCAATATGGTCAACTTCCAAGTCTTCAGTAGTGACTTTCCCTTCTTCTTTACACCAACAGCATTCATAATTATCACGCTTTAGAACCTGTTGTCTTACATCTTCCCATGCCTTACTGTTATAAAATTGTTTACGTGTCTTGTAGTCATTCATATTTTAACTCCATAATAAAAGACACACCACTAAGTGATGTGCCTGTGTATTCATATCGCGTTAACTCAAGTATATATAATTAAATAAACTATTTATAATAGTGTGTCATGTGTGGCATATGTGACATTTGTCCCATCAAGTTTGAGACTTCATATATATATTCACAATGACATCTAGCTTTCTATATATTTCTTTTCTATCTACTCTCATTAACATGGCAATAGTATTTATCTTCTCGCCTTGTTTAAGTAGTTGAAGTATATGATAGTTCTTATCATTGGTTATCTTACCTTCATGCTCATCAATGAATGATACCTTCTCTATTAACTCCTGTGTTTTACGTCTATCCTTATCATTGCGTATCACTCTTACTAATACCTTATCGCCTGTACCACCTTTAGCTTTAGGCATAGCTGATTCAATACCGTACTGTCCGATTGATGTACTATCATACTCATATACTTGATGATCAATTAATCGTCTCATCCAATGATAATCCATTATAAGTTGTTTCACTTCCGTTGGTGTGTACAAGTGATTACCTCCAGTTAATTAAACTGTTTCTTCGCTCTCTCAATCTCACGTTTAATATCTTCTATATCACTTTCTCTTACAAACTTACTAAAGAGATATACGTTGGTGTACTTCAACGCATCTAATTCATTTCGCAACATAGAGTTACTACCTAATGTAATCAGTAATGCTATTGCGAGAATTATTGATATTGTTATCCACATAAACTTAGTCCTCCTCAAGATATGTGTTAAGCGTCAATACTTTAAATCCATAAGCATACGCTATATCATCTGCTTTTCTAAAGTCTGAAAATCTTTTAGCTTCATCTGCGTATTGTGTAACCTTTAAAACAGTATTTAATATTCCAACACTACCATGCACCTCAACTTCTTCTTCATAGTAGTTACCGTCTTTAGTTTCAATTACATATTCTTGATTGATTAATTTACTCATTACTCGCTCACCTCCGCATTTAAATGGATATGATCGTCTTGCATGAAGTCTTGTGGCACGTCCACATCATCATTCGCTTGTACCTTAATAAGTATCTGATTTGTAATATATTTACCTAACTCATACATAGCGATTGTGAACCATGTTTTTAGTATGCGTTTAATCATTGTTATCCTCCTCAAACTTTTCAAGCGCTTCTTTCTTACTCTCTGCCTCCACAATAGAGAGAGTTTCATTACTACGTGGTTTCTCAACATCTGTGTGAATGCGACCTGTGCTATCTTTGAATTGGCGTATTAGGTATTGTGTCACGGTATCACTCCTTACGAAACATTTTAATTTTATCTATAAACATAAATGCTAATAACACTATCAAGGTATGTAACAAATGATATTTAAGTGCCAACCCTGTAGTTGTAATAACAATGAATAACAATATTATTTTATAAATAGCTTCATGCTTTGCTTTATCAGTCTCCATGTATCTATCAAACACTACACTAAAAACCCCGTATGCAAGCCCTATAAAAATTAAGATGTAAAAGACTTCGTTCACTTCCCCAGCACCTCCTTTACTCTTTCTTTTTAAATTTCAAAGTCACTACATCTCTAAAATGCTGATTTCTTGTATGAGTTTCTGAAAGTTTATAATTAGTTATCATTTCAATAACTTCATAATCTACTAGGTTCAGATGAGATATATGAATATTAGTTTCATCTTTACCGTTAAATAATCTTCTCAATATTTTAATTGTTGGTTGTTCAAAGTCTTTCACTTCTTCAACACCTCTTTTACTTTTTCTAATATGTCCTTTTTACACGTAGCCTTTATCTTTGTCTGCTGTTCCATCTTGCCTTGCATGATTTCGCTCCATTTTCTTTTTATAAGCTGAGATGAGTTGGTCGATAGTGTATAACTGTTCGGCTATTTTAAATACAATTATTAACCCTCTAATAGGAGTAAAGTCCTCATCTTCAAACTCATACATCATGTCATAAATCATTTCTTGGTTAATGAAATAGGATTTTTCTAAAAAGTTTTCCAGTTCCCAACTTTCAAAGAACAATTGGATATCATATTCATCGAATTTGCGTTGATTAGCAATACTCAACCCAAACGCCAACATATCCGCTAATTCATCTAGTTGCACATCTAATGGCTTGCCTGGTTTCTTCTTCCAGTTTTTGAATGTTTCTAATGTGTTAAACCATTCAAAGAATTCAACCACATACGCAATCTTGCTATCCTGTAAATTAAGTGTTGGAATTCTATCGTCGAATTCCTTTTGTATTTGTAGTAATTCTTGTAATTGATAAACTGTTAATGTGTTCATTTATTGTTCCTCCTCATTCGGATAAAATTTAATAAACATTTTATTCCCATGTTTATCTCTAGCTACCAATTCTTCGTATTCATCGTGTGATACATATTTTTCAATTACGCAATTTTGCAACATCTGCATCATTTGCATATGTTTTTCAGGTTTCATCACTACCACGCTCCAAATTATTAATAACTATGTTAGTTACTATGTTGTTCATATTTTTTATTACATCGTTATTTTCAGATAATACAGTTACTGCTATCTCATCAAACGCCTCTGCCTTACGTTTAATATCTGCAATATCATTGATGAGTTCGTCGTAATTTTTAATCCAATCTTTACATGTGTTGAAGCAAACCTCCGAATTCACTTTTAAATCTGTATTTTCATTTCTTAGTTCTGCGATTATTCCGTTAAATTTATTTTCTTTATTTTTTAGTATTTCTATATCTTTCAACAATTCGTCGTAGCTTTCCTGAGATAATTTAACTTCTGCCATTCCTTACACACTCCCTGTTCCTTTTAATATCGTTCTCACTTACCAACATCGTCACTCTACTTCCTGCTACCTTAACCACAAAGCCTTTGATACCTAACTCACGTAACTCATGTTGTATCTGTGTAGGTGTCTTGGCATTAGTTTTATATTTGTACCGTTGATGTACTGTGTTATCGAGTTGCATTGTTCAGTACTTCCATAAATCTATCTGCGTACT